TTCTCCGAATCCCGACCCATCATAATTCACGCGTATAAATTGGTCCGTGCCGTTTAAGGGAAGAATATCATCTTGTGGGCGGTGCTGAACCATAATTGTACCATCAGCTTTTTCACAAGATGCGACAAAAGTATATGAGATTGATCCTCTTGAATATCTAAAAGCATCGTGAAGATGAGTTATTTTATTAAATCTCCATAAGGGGAGAGTTTGTTCGCGAACTAAAGGCGTTCCAAAATTACAAGGCATACTAAAAAATCTTTCAAAGGACTTTGAATTGTCCATTGATAAAACCGGTGTTGCGTACCAATATTCTTTTCGTCGTAGAACCATTCCAAGATCCATGTGATCTTCACCATGAATAAAAGCATCGATTGGCTCCGCTTCTTTAGTAGTAGATGTTTTGTGAGGATCACAGAAACGTGCATCAGTATTATCTGTCATCATTGATGGATGGGCCATAATTGCATTGGGATCAACTTCAGTCTCCCTAACTTTTCTCACTCTCATTACCTGTCTCTTATTGTCTATTAATGTCTGTGTTGCAACCTTCTCATAGTCTCCATGCTTCTTCTTTTCTGTGCTCTTTCTCACGTCTGCTGATAATCCTGGTGTTCCAAGCCAATATAGACCTAGTCCATATGATGTGATTGGCTTTAGGAATATTTGGTAGACTGCATTCCTAAAATTGATAAAAACTGTGGCATCCATAGTTCCGCGTAAAATCACCAGTTCTAAGAAACCATCATTTGAAACATACGTTCCATCTCTAGTGGAGACAAAGTTTAAACCAGTAACATTTACTCTATATATGTTAGATTCATCAATATTAAATGCAATCTGAACCGTGTCAATAATCACTGTCATTTTCCAAGTAGAGCTTAGCTCTAGTGTTAGTTGACCACTCACCAAAGGATCTGTATAGCTGATAGAACTACGATTAGGTGATGGAACTGAGAATTTTGATCCTCGTGTAGCTCTTTTATAAACTACGATATCTACATTATCGTAGCTTCCAGCTGGCGCACTAATGGCTGTTTCAACAAACACGTGCATTGATCCGATGAAATTAGCGGTACCGTCAGGGCGCGCAATAGGGATTGTTAAATAAGGTGTAATAAATAAAGAATCAGTTGCACTGACAAGTGCTGAGTCAAGACTTGGTTCAATATTTATAATCGTGCAATACATTGATAGTGAGTCGGTATATGTTACATTATGTTGATCTTGTGTGTAAACTATTCTTAATCGGAAGGTCTTGAAGCCATCAGAAACAGCCATAAATCGGAAATCCATTTTTCCACAGAAATTTAAAAACCAACCTGCTAAATGATCAACAGGAGCCCAGTTTTCCATATTATTACCAAGGCTACTCCCCATAATAAATGGTTCATATTGGCCAGGTTGAATTTTGGCAGCAAAAAGTTTAGTGCCAATAACATCAGTCATTCGGATGTTAAAAGATGAAACAATTCCATATGTATTCATAATGTCTTCCAGTGATCTTACTTTATCATCTCCAAAAAAGACTTCATTATGGCTGGTTTCCGACGCTGCATTAAGTCTGAATGTTTCACTTGTATTGTGTCCCATACCCGATGCCATGTTTGGTGTTGTTCTTTGGTGGACTACAACATTTTCACGTGAATCCTCTTTTGTGTGCGACATTCGGGTATCCTTCTTAGGCAGGAATTTGTCTAAGACCTTACCAACTACCCTGTCAGATGTTTCTCCAATACCACTCGTGATACCCTTTGTGACTCCAGCTGCAACGCCTGCAACGGCAGCAGCTTTCATCATAGAGGGTTTAGCACGGATGATATATTCCTTGTGTGCATCATGTAAATGCGACTTCTTCTGGCCTTTATGATAGTGGCCAAAAATGGTATTGCTTGGGAATTGGGTAATGGCCTCCTGCATTCCATAAAATTTCAAATCGTCATCAAACTTTCCGTGTATAGTTAGTGTTGTTCGATCATTAGCACCATCAGCAACCTGAAACGATGTCAATGCCACAATCGTTAATGTGGCATAATACAGGTTTGCAACATTTCCATTCTGACGAATTGGAATGATTGGCATAAAGGAATCAAAAGGAATGTGTGTCTCAGATGAAGAATTGGCGTGCCCGTTTAATACAAATCCTGGTTGTTGACTAACAGTGTGAATATTTTGCAACTCCGTTGGTCTGTCGCGCTGTAGAGCATGATAAACTATGCCACCTTGTATCGCAATCTGATTCGTCTTGTTCACATTCCAGAGTGCTTTTATTGTCATTCCTCCTGAAAAATAACCAAATTGTTTAAAAGGAAGTGCGTTTGGACTCTTCCAATTTTTCTTGACCATATCATATGGTAGGTGTATTGTTGCCAAAATGTCCTTTGCTCTAACGACAGGGGATAACTCGATTGTATCAAACTCAATCCATCTGTCTGTAATAGACTTGAAGTCATGATGTCCATCTGTCATAATTTTCTCAGCTAAACTCCTAAAATCTTCACTGAGTAA